GGCACGTGCAAGTGTTCCAATAACTGGAACATCAGATAATTTACCAGCAACTGCTGCAACTGCTGAGGCTGGGCCAGAAATAGGTCCAACGTGGGTGTACTCATCACTTTGAAGAGCCAATCCACTAGTTAGGCCTGCTAACTCAACTTCTTCGGCCCACGCATAACAAGTGATATTCACATTGGTTGATGTAGAACCATTGGCACTACGCAACGTAGAATACAAAATGTACTGGACATGACCCATGGCCACAAATTCAGCTTCACTGGATACCTCAAGCCACGATCGAGGCCATAGGAATGGCAGCTCCATCTCAAACGAGGACATATCAGCAGGGTAAATGAAATCACCAGGTAACTGAGACAACTTCATTTGTGCCCCCGCAGATTCGTAAGCTTCATTAACAGCGTTAGTAATCGGCATATAACACACACGTAATGCCCCAAAATAAAAAGGGGAGGCATTAACCACGAATTTAAGCTTAAGCTTACATCGCAATCGAGCAAAATTAGATATCTTTGGCTTTATAAAAGCATTCTTGAAATAATCGCGCCAAGGATGGAAATCCAACTGTACGGGTGTCGTGTTGCCCTCAACCCAAGAAAATGAGCTGATAGCAACGGGACGGGAGAGAAAGTCTCCCAACTTTGCACCACTGTCAGAATCAGGTTTGAAACTTAATTGTGGTGCCACATGCGTTGCTGAAAGACCAGCATCTGAGAACATTACATTCTGGTTGTTAGTCTTTGATACTGAACCATCATCTAGTTCAGCCGACTGGACATAAAGTCCTTTTGTTGTGAAATTTTGACAGAGAATTTCATAACTCAAAAAATGTTCAGTAGGTGGGTAAATTCAATACAGCTTACACCTATAAGCAATACTATATTCATCAGTTTAGACTACCAACCAAAAGTCTTCCTTAAAAAAGGATTTTGTGGAACGCACAGGTAAGTAAAACAAATAGATCCACACTCATATACAACATACACTGATGAAAGAAGAGAAGTTACGCAGTAAATATCTAAATGTGAGGTATTTTGGCTTTAAGGACCTTACCTCAAAGGCCCAATATACATATAACTACTACTAGATAGGAGGCGACCACGTG